CGGAGTTGCCCGAGAGGTTCGAGAACTGGTAGACCTGAGCGCCGGCAATCGTACCGAGGGAGCCAGTCGAGATGACGTTAGCACCGAGCTGGAAGGCAGCGATGATAGAGGCATCCGAGCGGAGGTCAGAGATGTAGGTATTGTTCAGGACGAGGGCACGCTTGTCAGGAGCCTTGGCGTCGTCGAGGGTCTTCTGAGCGGCGACCACTTCAGCGTAACCGAGAGCAACGCCAGTGACGGTGTTGGAGCTGTAGTTAGCGGCGGTGATCAGGCTGTTGATTTCCGTCATGCACTTCTGGGAGAGAGCGATAGCGGCGGTTTCAGCGAAGTTAGTCGCGAAGAACTGCACGCCGTACTGACGAATGTCGAGAGGGCTGAAGCGGCTGGAAACCTTGAAGTGCTTGAGGGTGACGCTCGAGGAGGTGACGGTAGCGTCGTCCTGCGTGAGGTAACCGCCAGAGCCGAACTCCGTTGCGGTGGAGGTACCGATTAGTGGAACTTGGATAACCGCTCCGCCGTTCTGTACGGACGAGGTGAAGACGGTGGAGAAACCCGAGAGCATCGGGAGACGGTTAGCGAGTGCCTTGATGACACCGACGGACAGCACGGCTGGCGCCGCGGCTAGGGAGTTGGCCATTTTATTATATTATTTGGGTGAGATAGGGTGAGAGAAAAATTAGACCTTGATGGACGCGTAGATGGCTTGAGCGTTCTTCGCGAAGAAGTCGGCCTTGGCGACTGGGTCAGTCAGGGAATTGAAAGTAGCGAGAGCGTCCACCTTGGCGGCGACGTTGTCGGAGCCGGGGATGATGGCGGTCGGTTCGACGCCTACGGAGGCGGCAATCTTAGCGGCTTCCTTGGAGGCCGAGACCTTGGTGCTTTCGAGTTCCGCAATCTTAGCGGCGAAGGCGTCACGCTCGGCGACAGCCTTTTCGAGGGAGACACCGAGAGCAGAGAGGGAGGCTTCCTTGGTGACGAGGTCGGCCTTGATGGCAGAGAGTTCGTCTACGGCGCCTACGGTCAATTTCTCAACGGTCGCACGGAGGTCGTCGCGTTCGGCAGTTAATGCCTGGGCGAGAAGGTCGGCGGTCGAGAGTTGGTCTTCGATAGTCATCTTGTAATTGCGGATAGTGGAAACGAGACGGGCTTACTTCTTCTTGGCAGGAACGGCAGGGGCAGGGGCGATGCTGTTCTCAGCCCACATGGCGACCGCTTCATTGAAGGAGTCCGCTAGGCCAGTCACGAGACCGCGCTGGGCGGCTTGCTTGCCAGAGAAGACTTGGCCTTCCATGTCCTCGGCCTTGACCATCTTACGCGTCTTGAGGACGGCGCCTTTAAAGTCGGCGTGGATTTCGTCGACCCCTTCCTGAAGGTGAGCCTGATGGGCATCGGTCACTTCGGCACCGGGTACGCCGATGGCCTTATGCTGTCCTGCCTTAATGACGATCATCTTAATGCCTTCGGCCTTGGCGGCTTCAGAGTAGTCGGCGACGACCATGTAGACGCCCACGGAACCGACGGTGCTAGAGGGGGAAGCGACGACCTTATCAGCTGCGGCGGCAACCCAGTAGGCGGCGCTTGCCATCTCGGTGTCGGTGTAGGACATCGTCGGCTTTGCAATGTTGCGGACCTTGTTAGCGAGTTCCTCAACGCCCGTCACCGTCCCGCCAGGGGATGAGACTTGGAAGGCGATGCGGGTTACTTGCGGGTTCATCGCGTACTCGTCGATGGTGTCCGAGATGTCAGAGACGTCCACGGCTCCAGTCATCTTCTCGAGGGGCGAGAGGCTTTTGCCAATCACGCCGGCAATCGGGATGACGCCCGTGCCGTCCTCGGCGATATAAGCCTTCGGGACTTCGCCGAAGAGCTGGGCCAGCATATCCGTAAAGCCAAACTTCTCCGCAAGCACGCGGTGATCGTTAGCCTTGGCAGGGTCGATGAGGAGGGCTTCGCGACCGTTCAGGCCGTTGAGTAAGAAACGCATTTTAGGAAGAGGTCTCGGTTTCAGCGCTAGGCTGAGGGGTGGAGGAGGTTTGCTCGACAGTACCAGGAGCGGTATTGATTAGCAGATTGGACAGGGTCTCGAAGGGGACGCCGTAGGTCTTGGAAAGGTCCAAGAGATAGCGGACGTTCTGGGCTTTGATTTCAGCCTCTTCCTCGAAGTTCATCCCGCGCTGGTTGTAGATTTCTGCAAAGGATAGGAGCCCGATGCGGAGGTCTTCGCGGTCGTTAGCCGAGTCGCGTCCACCGTCCACCGTCACGCTCTTCGGGGTCGTCCAAGACACTTCAGTCCAAGACTCATCGTCGGGGAGTTCGCCGTTGGCGATGGCCTGACCGATGACGTAGCCCCAAGTCGGCTGACAGAGGGTCGTGATAATGACCTGAGAGTATTTCCCGAATACGCGGGCACTCTTAGCGGTCACTAGGCGAACTGATGCCCCACCAATCTTGGAAGGGTCAGAAACAAACTCGTAAGGCAGTACGCGGACGATGTCCCGCTCAAGCGCTTCAAGGAAGCCGATAGCCTGACTGCCGCGGTTAGAGGCGAGCAGCTGGAGGTCTTCACCGGGCTCGAGTGCTAGGATTTTACCGCCCATCGACGCGTACTGCTGGCCCTGCGTGAGAGGGGTGGACTGACCGAGTTCGGCACCCATGTCGGTCGGCATAAAGCCACCTGTCTTTTTCAGCACCCTTGTCACGTCGCCGTGATCCTTCATTGCGAGGATTTCGAGGAGACGCACGTCCATACTATCTTGAACTAGGTCGACCGCACTTTGCAGGATGGGGACTCCACGGGCACCGCTAGCGTACTCTTGGTCGACGACGTGCATTACCGCGTTGGAGACGATGTAGCGGGCCGAGCCGTCAGAGCGGTAGATTGAGTAGCCAGCGAGTTCGCCGTAGGGGCCGAACTGAACGCCATCATGCATACCGGGCGGGCATACCTCTGGGGACAACGGGTCACCGACTCGGTGCGACTCCATGATCTGCAGCTTCGGCACGTCAAAACCGTTGCGGGTCTTAATTGCCCAGCTATCTCCGTCTCGGAGCATTCCCCTGAGCAGGATATTCTGCGCTTGGGCAAAACTAAAGCGTCCGGTGATGTCGCACTTTTTAGCCCACTCGCTGAAGTAATCGTTATAGGCCTTGCGAGCCTCGGGCGTCGACGCGTGGGACTGATGTTTAATACCGTCTCCCACTGTATACAAGGTCAAGTCATTTAACACCTGGTTGAACAAGCCTGAATTTCGTTCGGCCCAGCGACACTTACGGACCATCGACAGGCGGTCGAAAGGCGAGAGGTCGCGGCGTAGGTCACGCGGTTGGGCGCCGTACTGCCCCAAGCGGAGGCGAGTCAGCCCCGTGCTTTGCCAGCCACCAGCGGAGGCCTCGGGCTTCGGGGTTCCCTTGCGGGCCTTAATGGGTAGACGCTTTTTGACTGCCATAAATTAGTTACGGATTGGGTTGTTCCAATTCGTCCGACCAACCGTCATACGGACCGAGCCCGGGTACTGCTGAGGGTCGAGGATACCGAGGGCGTACTGAGCCTCGGCAAGCATCTCCTTCGGGGGCATCGCAAACGACTTGGACGCAGACGAGCCGCTGTCCGAGTAGGACATGAGGGTCTTTCCTTCCGTAATCATAGAGACCGCTTTGGTGCGGATTGCCAAGAGTTCGCACTCCGTGAGGCCGATAAAGATGCCGGATGCCATGTTAAACTTGCATCTCTTGGAACGAAAGGGGGCGAGCCGAGGGCCAACGATCCGAACCTCCAAGCCAATGTAGGTCCCCACAAACCCCCGACCCGCTTGCATTTAAAGTGATAGAGTTGGGCACGGTGTCAAGTTGTAGGTGCTTCGGCTTCCGTGGTCGTAGCCTCCCGACCGACGACGCCCCAGCGCACGGCTAGGAGCAGGGCGATGACCTCGCAATCGAGGGCGTGGTTGTCGAGGACGCCTTGGGGAAGTATCCACATCGGGCGACCCGTCCGCTTGTCCTTTACGCGGACCTCGGAGTTAAGCTGCTTGGCGTACTCCTCCACCGCGTCACGGGGGAAGGTGTGCAACTTGCGGACCCGTAGGCCATGCAGAAGGTCTTTGGCGGCTGGCACGGAGAAGACAATAAACGACACTCGGTTGGCTTGCCCTGGTACAATCATAGCCTGAGGGTCAGAGTAAAAGCGGCGGGTCGTCTGTCCGTTTGACGAGGTCACCGCAAAGTCGTCGAGGTGCGAGCCCTTGGTGGTCTTCCAGCCGCGGCGGCAGCACTCGGCATACACGGCTTGCGTCTGGTCTCCTGAGTCGACGGCGATTAGGGCTTTATGCACGCCGTGCTTGCGGGCTAGGTCGTCAAGGCCTGTCCAGGTCTCGACCTTCTCAAAGGCCATCAGACGGCT